CCACAGGTTCGCTAGCTTTCTTTGTACTTTTTGCCATATTTCCTCCGAAATAATAGGTTTGTAAATAGGTTTTATTTCTAAAATGACTCTTCCTTGTTTTACTCTGATTCTCATCTCCCCTTGGAATCTGTCTTTAACTAACTTGAAGATGAGATAGTCTTTCTCTGCTTCCTTGGCTATTACATTAAAGACTGCTCTTTTTGTAATTCGTTCGCCATAATTCCAGTGTTTATCTAATTCTTCAAAGGTTATTGAGTCCATCGTTAGGCACACCAAGGGCCATTCCTTATACTTTTGTAATGATTGCCATTCCCGTGAGTGGATAGGTACTAGTAGGGATCACCGTTCCTGTCCAAGGATCAACAGCTTTCTTATCTCCGACAAAGAGAATCCAGTGCTTACTAGCGCCAATCTTTGCCCCATTAACTTCCACTAGGACAGGAATGCCTTTATTGAGCGATTCTAGGGCTTTAGCGTTGTCGTAGGTAGGATAGCGATAAGCCTTAAACTTAGGAAACGCTGAGTTTACCTTTCCCCAGAGAAGAAGATTGCCATTGAGAAATCCTCCTACTTGGACAAGCTGCTTACTCATTCCAGAAGGGGTGTAATTCAATCCTTGAGAAGCAATGCACATTGAAAGACAGGTGATAGTACATCCTTTATTTCCAATCGTTTCTTTACTTGTACCAAGTTTTTCATTCTTCCAGCGTGGATCTCTTTGTGAAAATGGGACGACATTGATCATATTTCTCCTTAATTACTCACTGACACTTTGATTTTTCTTCTTCCCAATTCATCTGCCATTTGTTTACTATGGTTGTACATACTCTTAATGATTTCTCTACTTTCCCTACTGTCTTCGTGAATTTTGTCTACTTTATGATCCACAACTTCCACTCTTTGCCCTACTAAATCCATTCCCTTTGTAACTGCTACTGTAGTGGCGTTGATAGCTTTAATAAAACTTGCATCTCTCACCTCTTCACGTCGTTGATTCCGTTTATCTTCTTTTGACTTGTACCAGAGGAACATTGCACAAGTTGCTACTGCTCCAGATGAATTGATTAGAATTGATACAAAATCTGAGGGCATAGTTAGCTTTTCTTACCGAGCTTTTTCTCTTGTAATTTCTTCTTCATAGGTTCTGCTTTCTCATGCTTCATTTTCATTTTTGGACTCATCTTTGAATCCATTTCTTTTCCGCAAGTTGGACACTTCATAGGTCTCCTTAAAACATTATTAAAAATGACGACGATGTATCTGCGTATAAAGCAGCAATTTCCGGAGCAGTCAGTACACGGTTAAACCAAGCCACATCGTCCATAGCGCCTGCAAAACTTGCAGCAGCAGAACGCCCAGCCTGCTTTACTTTAATTTGACCAGCTGTAGTTAAGTCTTCCTGATAGACTCCATTCTTATAGATCTTGTATGTGTTTAGAGAGGAATAGACGAGGGTGAACATTTGCCACGCACCCGTGTCGATCGTGACACCTGAGTTTTTATCTGAGGTTCCGTCGTAGATTGAGAGTTTGTTAGTTAGTTTAGTTTGGATAACATTGCTTGAGACTAGGGTTACAAACATATCTCCTAACGTAGAGGGGTTGATCCACCAGTTGATAGAAGTGGGTTGAAACTCAGTACCCCATAATATAATTGAAGATGTCCCAAATCCCGCACCTTGGCCGTATTTTCCATTACCAGAACTATAAGTAATGGTGGTATCCGTACCGTTATTTGAACCTTTAGAGTCGTTAGAATTACCCTCAAATCTCCAGTATCCCTGTAGGTTTGCATCAGAATAGAGTGATGAAGTAACGAGTTCCATATTAAGCTTCGGTAACGACGCTCACGCAGTCCCAGATTGACGCAGTTGAGTTATAAATTAGGCCAACATACGAATATTTACCTAATGTGGTGGTGGTTGGCAGCGTTGCTCCTCTTGAGGCAAATGATGCGCCCCAGGTAATTGCCCGAGCTGTTCCATCGTCTTTTATTCGGATAATTAACTTTTGACCATTTACCGGAGTACCTGAAAGACTTGATGTCATCGAGGTGATCGCAACTGCCTGAGCAGTGATAGTGAAAATATCCGTAGTGTCGGTGTTTATGGCTGGAGTAGCACTACTCGCTGTCGTATTTGTTCGCGGATTTACTCGAGTACTCGCAATGGTGTCAATGGTTGGGGTGGTAAGAGTTGGACTTGTTAAGGTCTTATTTGTTAGAGTTTGACTTCCACTTGGAGTGACTATTTTTGTTGTATCAACCGCAAGAGTAGACGTATTTACTACGTTCGTGAGTGAGTCATAGATTGATTGTGCCCAAATAACATCAGGAATAAACTCGACAATTGATCCCACAGCGTGAGTTTTAGCTGAAGCGCCACCATCAACATTTCGAGTTGCGATGATGACAGTAACTCCAGAAATACCTGAGTAAGAAATGTATTCTCGCGAAGATGAACTATCTACTCCAGCAGAGGTAACACGGTTGATTACGAGTACACCTGGTTTGTTTTGAAGCCCAGTGACATCTGAGAATGTGATTGGATCACCAGTTGTAGCTGTAGAGTTTAACTGAACAGCTAGTGTTTTCTGAATAGCGTTTTGGCTTGGAGGTGCGTAGAGTGGCATATCTACACACCCTACCCAAAGGAGAAAGAGGTGTTCAAGTTTTCATTTCCCTATTGCTTACCTATTTCTCGTTTATGGATACTCCAAATATTCATGCGGTAAGATCGCGTGTGCTAGAATTGATTTAGATATATATCAAAACGAGCCCTCAGATCTTACCTGGGGGCTCTAAAAATTTCCCCCCATGTTTCGTAGACAAACCGGCAGGCCAGATGACGTAACGGTTCTGGAGCAAGTGATGAGGTTGGGCAGCATCCCACCTAGACACAGGATTGAAACGCTTAAGCATTGCTCTTTACAGATCGAAGTATTAACCTGGATGGGAAGGCTCGAAAGAGAGATGCAGCATCAGAAAATAGTGCGCTAGTCTTATGTCTTCATACTAAAAGAGGATATAAGAAGAGACAAATAAGCTCTGGTAGGACTAGGATTGTTATTTTACTTTTAACTTCTTAGTATTCAATTTCAAAGAGATAGGTTTCAATTTAATCTGTTTTTGTTTCTTCACCTTAATCTTCTTTAATTTCGGCAACTTCAACTTCTTTGGTTTCTTGGTTGAAGACTTCACTTTCACTTGTCCATTCTCTACAGATACCTTCTTTAGGAACTCACCATCTGCTTTCCCTATCACTCCACTATCTACTAAAGATTTAATCACCGAGTCATTTAATAATTGTTCACCGTTGATTGTTTTTCTTCCATTGATGAGCCAGTTATTGACAGTATTTGGGGTTGTTCCTGGTGTAGACAGTAACTTACTCAACTGTTCATTTGCATAGAGGGATTTGAGGTCTGAGGATTGTTTAGAAACTTTGTAGTATTCGTAATCTTGGGGAGTCAATCCAATATCCGAAAGACCCTGTTTAACGAGATATTCTTTCTGAGCATCTGATAAGAACTCGTTATCCTCTATCTTATTTATCTTCTTCATCACTTCATCTGAGTGAAGAGCTTGCTGATATTTTGAGGTCGAGGCTTGAGTCTTTAGATCACCATAAAAATAGTTAGACAAATCTTTCTCAGACACACTCTTACCATATTGGATATATGTACCAATCTTATCTTTCTCTTGAGAGGAGAGTGGAACTGGTTGATTTACTTGAGCATCTTTTATGGACTGACCACCAAATGCTGGGAGCGGGGTTTTGTTTGTACCAGGAACAAAAGTATCTTCAGCCGCTCCCACCTTCTGAACCGATACGTTGTTCTGCGCTTCTGATTTGAGCTGATTCTTTAGCTGAGTACTTTCGCTCTGTAGCTTAGCTTTTTCTTTCAAGAAGTTATATTCTTCTCGAGCTTTTGGTTGTTCTGTTGTGACTTTAGCTGGCGAGAAAGCATTAAGAATAGGATTCTGGTTAGGAATTGGGTTATCAAACATGTCTTTACGAGCTGGGACGGTTTGAGAAACGAGAGGTATCTGTGAAGCAATATTCTGCAACTGCTTATCAAGGATAGATCCGTTTTTATCTACCTGTCTCTGGTACGGATCTGTAAGACGTGTTACCCACCCCATGAGAGCTCGAAAAGGAATACCCTGCTGTAGGTAATTCCCCCCCACTCTGGTGAGCCCCTCAATATCTCCCTGATTAGATGCAATGATGTCTCCTAAATTCTTGAGATATGACTGGTCTGCAAAATACTTCACGAACTTAGCGACTCCATTGAGAGCCGTTTCAGCTTGTCCATCATCAATTTTCTTCTTTTCCTGAGCCTCTCTAATACTTGCTACCATTGCTAAAGGAAATGAAATAGCTGGATGGAGTTTAGAATAGGAAACCCAATTGTTTCCAATCTTTACTGCGTACGGCTGCATTCCAGCGGCTCTAAAGGTGTTCTTTTGCTTCTCACTTGTTGGCTCTCCTGCGGTCAGTCGATCAGAACCTAATAACATTCCCATCCCAACCCCAGCAGATCCGATAAGAGCTTTAGAGAGTTGTTCTGTTTTATTCTCTGCTCCAATCATTGTAGCTACTCCAAGGGGGTTGTATTCTAATCCCTGCTTCAAAATGTTGGTTGGTGTTTTTAAAAATGGCAACGTGAAGTTTGCGATTACTCTAAGATTTTTATCTTTACTAGTCTTTGCGCTTTGAACCACATTTGCCAGCGCGTCTATAGTATTAAGTACTTTACTTCCCTGGTTGTCTCCAAGTTTTGATCTGAACAACCGTTTGGCTGCTGCTTCATCTGGTGTAAGTCCTTTGAGACTGATTCCCTTACTCTGCTTATATTTCTGAGCTGCTGTTTCTCCACCTTCAGTCAAAGCGGTAAAGAATTGATCGGATGCCTCTAGAAGTTTCATTGGCAGACTTAAAGCGTTCTCAACTCTTCCCATTGGTCCACCCTGTGGATACATTGGAATATTCCGAATATCTGGGTTATCGGCAAGACTCTTACCCGTCATGACATCAGTAAAGTTTTTGACAGCCTTACTCACATTAGAGTAGTAACCTTTTGCATACGCCGCCCCTTCTCCAACCGCATACTCTCGAGGACTTCCTGTGAACGCGGATTTTAGAGCGTCCAAACTCCCCGTAATCGTCTTTTCTATTGGCGTAATGAGTCCGGTACCCTGAAAGTTAGAAGCGATATTATTTATATGCGTATTCGGACTTGAAAGCATTGAATTATAGCGTAAAAGATCTAGATGATCACCAATTGATGGTTTGATAAATTGCCTATAAAATGAAGTAGCTTGATTCAAGTCATTAAAGTCTACGCCCTGAGCAGCTTTTAAGACTGCATCTGCGTCATCAGCTTGTTTCAGAACTGCCTCGAGAATTGCTTGTTTGCTTGTAAGTAGTTTCGGGTCTGCGCCGATTGAGAATGACTGTAATTTCCGACCAATGTCGGTACCAAGAGACTTGATTGTCATCAAGGTGTCTATGTACTCCTTATCGACCACTCCTTTTTCAGAAAGAGCTGATAGTTTTTGACGAGCCTTGAGTAGAGCTGATTCCCACGCCAGAGTCTGGTCACGTCCAACTGCTTTATTTAAAGTTTTTGAAGATTGATCTGCGGTTTGTAGAACTTCCTTATTAGAAAGTGTTTTTCCTGTAATCTTTTCTAATCTTGGTTTAACCTGCTCGACTGCCTGTTCAACAACCTTTTTCCCATCTTCAGTGATCTTGTAAGTCTTTGTGTTAAAATATTGCGATGGAACTTGTGTTTTCAACTCTCCTGATTTTTGGACTCCTTGGGTTTTTCCTATACGCTGCATTGACGACTGAAGTGGGGATGGCGATCCTAATGATTCTTGTGGGTTCCCTTGTAGGGATGGGGATTTTATATCTCCTGTCGCACGTGCTTGCAAAGATGTTTCCATCTCACTCAAAGGACGATTGGCAGAAATATCTAATTGAGGCTGTGATAATTCTGATTGTAATTTGGTATTTGGTTGGAAGAGCTCGGGAGCCACTAGACGAGGATCTTTCCCCAGACCAGTATCTTCCATCAAAGTACGCGAATTGATGCTACCATCTAGTAATGGGTTACTACGACTTTGATCCAAAGAAGGAGATGTTCCGCTACTTAAAGGTTCTGGTTTGTATCCAGGCTCTCCTAATTGGGGCGACGTTGGTTTTATTGTGGGAAGCACGTTACTCTTTTTTAATTCCGGTGTCTCTGTATTTCCTAAGAAAGCTTTTGGGTTTATGAATCCGCCGCTGTACGCTTGTTTATACAGTTTCTCTGCGGCTGGATTAGCTGGACCTTGGACAAACTGAGCCAGTTGTGGCATTTCCTTTAATTTGGTAGCGGGAATAATCGTTCCAATTCCAGCTGGTTGTGTTCCAGGTTCAAAGGAAAGTTTCAAAAGAGGAATGTTTTTATTAAGAACATCTCCACTTCCAACTGCTTTAATAAGCGGGGTCTTTTTCCCATACTTCCCAACAGCGTCACGAGTTTGGCCACCAAGTTGCGAAATGATGTTGTCCCCCTCATCTATTGCTAAATTTATAAACCTATTAAACATCTCCCCTTCTGTGACTTTAACTGCTTGTTTTGTTTCATTCACTGCAAATTTCGCAGCTTTACCTACGATAGGTGCTCCAGCTTCGATTCCCGCACCAACGGCTCTGCCTGCCAAATTCCCAGCAAGATTCTGACCATAAATAGGAAGGATCGGTTTTTGTTCTACTCTAGATTGAATGAGTGAAGTTGGAATTGCTGTAGCTGCTTCAGCTATCAAAGCAGGTGCGGTTTTCTGTGCTATATAATTCACCGCTCTACTCGCTAACGGTGCGCTCGCTGCTAATTTAGGAACCATTACAGCGCCTTGAATAGCTTTCTCTACAGGACTTAATAACTTCCCAGCACCTAAAGCATATCCGACAGCACCACCCGCAAAGTGTGCGACTTTTCCCGCTGTGGTTTGTGGAGTGTAGTTGTACCCAAGTGGAATTTTCTTATCCAAACCTGTAAACGCTACGGCTCCTTCATTAGCTCCTTGAACAAATGATTGTGGAACATCAGGGACTTGAATCTTATTTACAACAGCACGATTGTTTGCTTGAAATTGAGAAAGCTGTGAAGCCTTCTGCGAATAGAGGTCCCTTGCTTTTTGATAAAGGTTATTTAAAGAGAATTGGAGAGTCTTATCCATTCTCCCCTTGTACTTAAACTAGAGGGAGGTATTCAATTAAGCCTGACCTGCGTACAGCTGAGTACTTGGGTTGTAGTAGTCGCCAATCTTGTCTTTCTGATCTCTCTGTTGAATCTGTCCCTGATAGAGGGGTGTTGCACTTGATTGAGCTACTCCAGGCTGAATATTTGAAAAGTTGGTTGCGTTAGCTGCGACGTTTTGGTTAAAGCCCCCTAGTGCGTTAGCTCCAGCCTGATTGACTCCGGCAAGTTGTTTCTCCCACTCTTGTAATTGATTGCCAGCACTTGCCTTAAACTGATCTAATTGTGCTCTCATTTGAGCGTTTTGAACCTGGACTTGATAGACTTGATCTCTGTATTGCTGTAAAGCAGAAAGTCTTTGTTGGGCTTTAGCACTTTCAGTCTGAGCACGTTGTGAGTTGATCTGACTCAACTTGTCTTGGAATGATCTCTGAATCTCATTGACTGCCGCCGTCTTCTGATCGTCAATCTGTTTTAGTCCTAATTGGTAGTTATTATCGACTTCGAGTTTTTTCTGTCCCAACTGTTGAACCAAATCCCCATACTGTTGTTGAGCCGCACCTGTATTTCGTTGGAGTTCACGACCTTGTAACTCAGAAGCCGCTTGACCTGCTGAAGAAGCACCACCAAATCTTTGTAGATTTCCTTGTGTAAGTTCTTGATACAGACGTTGAGCTGCGGTGATGACATCTTGTTTCTGTCGTGCACCCTGAGCCTGTTGATTCTGTAAAGTCTGTTGAGTCGAATTATATCCGTTAGTCAAAGAAGTACGAGAATTATCTGCGGTGTTGTTTATATCTGAAATGTATGATCCTTGATCTGCACCAAGTTGTGATTGGGCTTGATTTAGGTAATTTAAGAGTGGGTTGTACGCCGCATCAATTTGTGAATTATCAATAGGAGCAGGAGGAGGAGGGATAACAGCACCGTTTCCACCTGTAGTACCCGTTTTTGTGGGTGTGATAAGTGAAGTTAGTTTACTTACTGCCGGAGCATTATTTTGAGTTGTAGCAGTAGTGCTCGCACCCAACACATTAGGATTTCCCATCAAATTCTCATACGAATATGTAGGAATATTAACCGGAGTAGAATTCTGTCCCTGTTGTGGATAGTTTGGTAAGAGTGAAGATCCTGCTGTGGGAACTGGTTGTGCCATATCTTCCCCTTATAGATAAAAGGGAAAGAGGTATTCAAACGCGTTTGCGTGTAGACCAAAATCTAGTAGCTCGAAGTTTCTTCACTCGTTCTGACTGCCATTTCTTCATCACTGGATCGGACCAATGTATATGCTGATGTTCTGAGTTGCTAACAATCTGGAGATTTTCAATTCGATTATCGTCTTTTACCCCGTTTATATGATGGACATGCTCACAACTTAATAACTCCCTACCGATATGTTTCTCTACTACTAGTCGGTGTTCTTTAATGTGTCTACGTTTTGGGTCCCAAACCATGACGTATCCATGTTGTATTTTGTACCTACCACCCTTCCACCAATTACTTTTAGGCCCTGCTTTTAGTCCTAACTCCTTTAGAGTCTTAGAGATTTTCAGTTTTGTCTCTTCCTTCAATCTCATTCCCGTGTGTAGTTCACTTAGCCTTTTTTTAAGTTCTGGCGATACATGACGACCTGGGAACTTAAACCCCTTAGTAGAAAAATCTCTAAGAGGTATGTTGTTCTTTTTCAACCATTTATAGACTGTTTGAAACGCAACTCCACAGATATCGCCTATCTGTGTAAGTGATTTTCCTTGAGCGATGTAAAGATCTTCTAGTTCTTGTTTGTTGTTTATTAGTGATTTAATCATTCTTCACTAATACAGAGGGCGAAGGGAGGTTATCAAGTTATTCTGCTAGAGCTTGCTAAACTACCTTCTCCCTGACTTGAAGCGGTCATTCTCAATCCAAGAAGTTCAAAATTAGCCGAAGCATCCGTAGAAGTTATTTCTACCTGCAAAAGACGTACAGATTTAAAGAGTTGAGTGTATTTTGTAAGTTCATCACCTGCTGTCACTGGCAGACCGACAGACTTTCCCCACTGAGAATAGCCCCACTGGTTCACACCCCACCCCATAGATCCTGTCAGAGAAGCGCCTTCGATAGTGAAAGTTTTAATAGTAGTTGTAGATCCATCTCGTAATTCCGCAATCAAAGATACGTTGACTGATCCTTGGACACGTCGAAATAGAGCGTAGAAGAATTTGACAATCTTTAAGAGTGACCATGCACCGAATACTTCTTTATTTGTTCGTAGTGTTTTGACAATTGCTGTACCACTATCTGTACCTACTGCTGAATCAAACGTATATACCTGGTTGCTGTTGTATGACCCTATGATCCATTTTTCAGTTCCAGTACTATCTGTATGTCGTAACATCTTAGAAATACCAAAGGGAAGCTTCCACGGTCCCATGAAGCACCCTCTCTCACGGTCATAGATAACACATTCTTTTCGTCTTGGGAAAGAGAGAACATATTTATTATTTACATAAAATGCACACGCAGTCGTGTAGTCGGTGTCGTTTAATTGGTCTAGGTACGGTCTGATACGGGCTGAGACTTCATTCGTACGGATAATATTTAGGAAGTTGGGTTCATATCCTGTTACATAGAGTCCTTTTCTCCCGAAGTAAAAAGTATCATTTTCAACAGTAGCAATCGTATCTGGTGAAGAACACCCTATTCCTGTAGAAATAGGAACGTATTGAGGATCTAAGACAACAAAATTCCCAATAGTGACTGTGGATAACTCTACTGCAAAATGTGAATAATCTTTATATGCGACGATTCTATCTGCTCCTGGTTGGACTGCTATATCAATCAAATCCTGTCCATCATCAGGTGAAATGTAAATGTACCCTCCTCCATCAGCCCAGTTGAACTTAAAGTGGTTTGGATATCTACCCGAGATGAGCATCTTAGTACGATCATCAGCAGCGATCAACAGTAATCTATCTTTATATTTCGCAATTACTGGACTCTTTGGACCTCCTGTTGTATTGGAGAATGGCATACCTACCGTTTGAGAGGTATCTGCACCGACATCAACATACGAAGTCACCGAAGGTCCTACAGAGCCTAAAAGCGTTTCATCGCCCGACAGACCTCTATACACTTGGTATCCAGTTACAGCACCTGAAACACCAGACCAGAATAACTTAACTGTGGTAAAAGCAAGGTCTTGGGGTAAGTTAGATAATGCAAAAGCCGTACTTCCAGTTGTTTCACCGACAGCATTTAAGGCGGTGACTCTCCATGACCAGACGTTAGTACCTGAAGCTCCACTAAAGTTCGTAGCTGAAAGTCCAGTAGGTACTGAAAGTGTGATAAATACAGAAAGAGTTGTTCCGTCATACACCCCAGGAGGAGCATCTTTCGAAACAAAGTAAGTCTTCCCTCCAAGTTGCGCACTTCTCACTACCGATCCTGAAGGATAGCTAATTCCGTTTATTTGAGTCGATCCTGTACCATTTTGTTTTACTAAATACCCTTGATCAGAAAGAGCGATGACTTCATTTGTTAAAGAAGTTGTGTTTACAAACGTCCCCAGCCCACGAATCGAACCCGTAGCGTTGGCAGTAAAAAGGGTTGAAGTTCCCCATCTACCAGTAGGAACTCCCGAACCAGTTAGCATGAGATTATCTGCGGTAGTGAGTTCTTCTCGAGAGATTTCTGTAGGACGCAAGATAAGGTTGATGCCTTTTTTGAATGAACTCCACTCGACATCAATTGATTTTCTTGGGCGAAAACTTGGAGGGTTAGTAGATATTTGTGGCATTAGCCATTTCTAGTACCGATTCTCCAGGCACTAGCTCCATATCTCGGTACAGTATTGAACCCACCAGGAACAGAAACCATCTCTCGTCCGATCATGTTTTGTAAAATACGTTTCGCTTCCGCATCTACGACAGGGAACCTTTCATCGAGTCGAGATTGAAGAACGTAGGAAATGACTTTGAACTTCACAAAATCTGGATCTGGTAACTCACAAATACTTGAGAGAGTCGCCATGTTTGAGGGATAGCGTTGATAGTCAAAAGAAAGTGTGACTCCTGAAGCTGGTAAACCGTTTACAACCATCACATATCCTGAGAGAGGAGAACCATCGACAGTGACGTATTTATCCGCTGGTGTTTGAGTGAGAGCTTCCTGATATGTAATCTCAGGGTAGTTGATCCCTCCTTGAGTTGTAGGGATTGAGGTAAGCTCTCGGAAATTCGTTAATGTTATGGTTGGGCCAGTGGCAAATACGTCCCTATGTGAGTGAAGTTGTCGCCATCTATACGACGATCCCCACTCTCTGACTGCTTGTTGAGCAAAGTTTATACGAACATCCAAATCATCACCAATTGGAAGTTCTGCGGTGAGGTCTAAGAAACTATTACAATCAATGAGAATGTCTGAGAGAGTTGCCATTCTCCCCTTATACGGTCAGGAGAGAGAGGTATTCAATGTTATCTAAAATAAATATCCCAGCCACATCGAAGACAGATACCGTTCTTAAATTTTCCGTATCCACACCTCTCGCATCGAAAAGTTAAAAGTCTGAAAATGTGGACGAGAAGGTAAAACACCCTATCATTATAGTGCTCAATATGATCTGTACAATCCTTTTACTGTCGTTGAATAAGAAGTATAAGATGTATATGTTCCAGTAAACCACAGAACTTGCATTGTATTTCCATGATTTAGAACTGATACTGGTCTTAAACTTACATTTGTAGTACTTGAGTCTAATAGTTCACGTCGCCATGTCGCACCGCCATCTGCGGTCACATATTTATATATCTGATAATAAGGTGATATTTTTCTAGCTAAATAGACGATTGATGGGTCGTCATGATCTAGCGATATACCTGGTGAATAGTAGGGTTCTGCTCCATAGATAGTAGGACCTGCTGTTGTAATTGCGTTATCTATCCATGCTGATCCATTCCACCGGGCATATCTATATTTATGATTCGTAGTTGAGGGGAAAGTAGCGTAGACAATTACTGGGTATCCATTTGAATCCAGTGCTATATCCCAGATCCAAGAGTTCGTACTAGTACCATCATATACAAGAGTACCATCGCTAACAGCAAGTGGTAAACTTCCCACTGCTTTTATTAGTGTACCGTCAGTTTTGTAGAAGTTTCCGTTTTGGTAGTAGCAATGATGGATGCTATTTGTTGTTTCGTTTGGATGACCATCGGTATATGCAATATGAATTTTATCAGTTCCATTGGAGGTATATTTCACGTACGGTCTCTGTCCTGGATTTGTAATTACAGTTGCACTCGTACCCCATGTGGTTCCATCTGTGGAGGTAGAAAAAGCAGGATTCCAGTCACCTCCACGCCAAAACATAAAGTACTTTGATTCGGATGAAAGATACCAGGGATTAGAATATGAACAACCGTTTGCTCCAGCCGTATTTGTTGGACCTGTTGTTTCAGCATCAAAAGCCGAAATGTCTTCTGCATTTGTAGATATCCGATAGTAGAGGTTATTATCCGCAGAATGTCGGGAGTAAAAACATTGAATTTTTCCGTCAGGTCTAATTAATATTGCTGGGTTATCGTGATCATCTACCTGTAGTGCGGCCTTTAACGTGAAAGAAACAGTCGTACCTGATAAATTATCTATACTTGATACAATGACGTCACCAGAACTATTAACATAGCCAAAATATGTCTTATCTGAAGATCCTACATACCTCACAGCTCTTGGATCATTAAACCATGTCCAAAGTCCATTAGGAAGATTACTTACTACATCCGAGTGCACAATTTCTCTACCTCTAAATGGAACATCAGTTGTGTAGATGGCATTAGCGATTGTTCCAGTATTTCCTGAGCCAGAATAATCAATTGCTGTAGTTCCTGCTACTTCATTATATTTGTGCCAGAGTACAAGTCCTGTCGACGGCGGATCAATACGCTTATATAAGTTCAAAACTTGAGCCGGAGTGAGACCGACATTATACAAGCGAAGGTCATCAATTAAACCATCATGAACTTTTCCACCCGCACCTTGGTCACCAATAATTAGATCCGATGTGTCTGTTGCGATATCTGTGGTTTTAGTTGCAGACCCAACGTTAATTCCATTGATATAAAAATTGATTTGATTTGACGATAAAGTTTTGTCAAATGTAATCACCATGTGTTGCCAAACATTCAAAGTTATTGAATTTCCATTCGCATCGTAATTTCCTCCAAATTCACTAAATCGAAATGTTCCCTGACTAGTATTATTCAAAAACAACACTTGGTACCCAGCTGTATTTGGAATTTTATTGATTAATCTTGCTGTCCCTCCAGAGCCAAATGAATATGGCTTAATCCAGGCTGCAAATGTCATTGCAGATGTAAGTCTCAAATTAGCCTGGTCTGTAACCGTTACTCTGCTACTTGCAGCTCGAAAATCTAAAGAAGTATCAAAGTCTCCTGATAATAACCTTCCCTTAAACGGTGTGTTTTGCGTAAATGCTGCGGAAGTAATGGTCCCAGTGTTTCCACTCCCACTAGAATCTGCAACAGTTGTTCCGACGCTTTCATCAAACTTCCAACGAGAGATAAGAGTGACTGATCTTGGATCAATTCCCCTTGCAAGATCAGAGATCTGCGATGCAGTAAGACCTGAATTATAGACTCTGACATCATCTACTAGTGCAGCAAGCCAGTTATATACACCAACTGCTGCGTTTCCTCCTACAAAGAGGTTGGGGACAGAATAAGAAGTATATGTATTCCCACATGCTACTGTACCGATTTCTGATCCGTTTAAATACATTTTTGCATTTGTTCCATCGAATGTAGCAGCAAGATGATTCCATTGTCCAAATACAATAGGATTTGCGGGTGTCGAGGTGTCTCTATTTGTGCCGTCGTACGCATGGGCAAATACTTTTCCAGTAGTGTCGATATAAAGTGCTTTATCAAAAACCGCATTATTAAGCCCATTTTCAAAGCCAGCAATAAAAGAATTTGAACTAGGTTTTGCTGGAATGTTGATCCATAGAGCAAGAGTAGCTGTAGGAATATTTATGGTGTTAGTGCCAAGAACATACGATGTTGCTCCATCCAGCTTGAGAGCTGAAGTCATTTCCTGAATACTATATCTACCTGTAGATACCAATCTCGCCTTCACAGCAACGTTGGTTGAGTATGCCGCTCCTGTAATTGTTCCCGTATTGGCGTTTCCACTCGAATCGAGAGTTGATGATCCAGTCCCTTCATCCATTTTGTATCTCTGAACTAACCCTGTTGTGGATGGCTCTATTCCTCTTGCAAGTTTGTAGACTTCAGCAGGAGTCAAACCTCTTGTGTAAAAGTGATAATCTCCCATTCTTCCATCAAAAGCTCGTGTTCCGTCCGCCCTATTACCGATTCGTTGAGTCCCTCCATCACTTCCAATATTTGCTGTATTTGTTCCCATTGCGACCACATTACCATTTACATAGACTGAGATTTGATTCGATGAAAGTGTTTTGTCATAGGTACATGCAACATGTGTCCACTGATTCAAAGGGAGTGAGTTAACAGGGGAATTTACAGCAATTGCATCGATCTGAAAAGATAAAACATTATTTACTAAACAAAGAAAATTGTATCCATTTGCAGTGGCGTGTTTGTCAGTAATTCGTCCGCCATTAGAAGGACCCATTGACTTTATCTTCACCCACAAAGCTATTGTCATTCCAGTAGTTGGATCGATACTTGTAGTAGGAACAACTACTGAGTTACTTGCTGCAGAAAAGTTCAGACTGTAACCCATTTCTCTATTTAGTTGGCGACTTGGTGAAGTTGATCGAGCCATGAAAGACTCCTTATCGTGCTGATACGACTACTCTCACAGCATTTCCCGCTGTTACCCAGGCAGTTGCGCCGTTTACAAATGTAACATCTTGGACGTAAGATCCAGGTCCCATTATTGGTTCAATGTGGGCAAGTATTGTTCCAGAAGCACCTGAAGCATTATCATAAATAGTGGTTGTCGGGCATGAATTCATTCCAACAGAAACAAGATGCAGGAATCCTGGAGATGATTTAATGATAGAGATTGTCGCCGACTGAGAAATATTATAAGGAGTGTTTCGGGCCTCAACTAGGGCTCTATTTGCAGTATTGTCTTCATACCCAGGTTGATATTGTTCAAACACTTTCAAATTCCCCAATGAATCAATCTGAAAACTTGTTACTACCCCAGCAGCAATTGAAGCACCTGAAGGATTATAGGTACCACCAGATGTACCAACTTTATCAATAAGGGCACGAAGTAATATTGTTTGTTCTTGTGACATATCCTCTCCTTATAGATAAAAGGGAAAGAGGTGTGCAATGCTATCGTTCCCACGGGAATTTACCAGCACCACAAAATACCGGAGTTGGATCGAAGTGCCACTCCTCTAAAAACTTTTGTCTAGTATCTTGAAATCGTACTGAAATATCTGCTGCTTTGTCTGTCTGTCCTTCTTTGTGCCTGATTGTTAGCTCGTAATTTGTATAGATTTTCAATCCATTCTTATAGATTCGTGACCAATAATCCCAGTCTTCGTGTTGAGCTGGAAAGTATAGGTGTTCTGAAAAATATCCACACTTCTCAATCGTGTTTCTTGAGAGCATAAAACATGCACCAGAGGGCCATTTATATCCTTCTTCGATTCCCTCACCCACAGGTAAGTGTTCAATGTGAGGGTTACACATTCCAGCATTAGGCATTTCAATTCCTTTTCTCATGGCTTCTAACCACCCTTCTCGTACTAGGATGTCGTCACCAATAATCACCGGATATGTACCTCTAGCGAGCTTAAGGCCACAGTTCCAGCCGTGTGAAATCCCCCAATTCTTATCGAGTCTGACATAAGTATCACATTCTTTTTCCCAGTCGTATCTCACAGTTGATCCGTTATCGACAATAATTATTTCAGCATCAGGTGAGTTTGCTTTTACTGTAGCGATACAATCTCGTGCGTTATCTACCAACTCTTGAGACCTATGAAAGATCAGCATAATGACTGAGTAAGTTGGTTTACTAAGGTTTGGGTTTACTCGAAAGTCCATAAAATTGATGGTGCTAGATAATCTTTAACACAATGAGTGGCGAAAGACGGAATTGGGACCCATAACGAGACACCTTCACTCTTGAGGTCATACCACACATCTCCATCTAAATATCCGTATTTATCAAACGTCGCTCTATGCGCTTTTAACAAATTAGTATGTAATCCAAAAGTCATCGTGTTTCGTTCGGTTGTCCTGAAATGATGGTTATCAATCAATCTAATCTTCACATCTTCAGAGTGAAGTGTTTTATCTCTATAGAAATTGGCGTGATCGTATGGACTCACAAGCTTGAGATCTGCTAGAGCGAATAAATACTTCTTTCCTATGTTTGGTTGCCACAGATAGTCACACTCACAAAACAGTACAAAGTCGTCAAATTGTGAGGCTAAAGCATACGACCTCAACATGGTTTCATTGATTCCTATATTTGACTCAAGTATCTCCATCTCAAAAGGACAGACTCTTTTGACCATATCTTTACAGGTACAGTTATCGAGCAAGAAAATAATTTTAGGTTGTACGTCTTCAAAAGCCTTAACAAATGATTTTAGACACAGCTCATTCAACGCATTCTTATCATCCGCTAGGACTGGCGGTGGGTTACTCGAGGCGATACTGGTCATTCTATACACTACGAGCATACTTCTCCAATACATTGATCTATAAATTCAATCATCTCTTTCGTGATACTTGGGTGAACTGAAAGAAACATGCCGTTAAACATCACATCATCTGCATTCGTCATCTCTCCATGTTTCACTACTTCCACATCTTTGTAGGCAGGATGTCTCAGGATATTTCCTGAGAAGATTGTTCTACATTCGATATTGTTTTTCTCAAGATGGTCCATTAACAAGCCTCGCTTGATTCCTCGACACATAATAGGGAAAGAGAACCAGCAGACTTCAGCGTTATCTGCTACTTTAATCATTTCTAGATCTTTGTATTTTGAAAGTTTCTCGTACATGAGATCATAGTTAGCTTGTCGGCGGCGCTTGAAGTCTGGGACTTTCTTAATCTGTTGCAGTCCTAAGACACATTGAATCTCAAGTGGCTTCATGTTAAAGCCAATCTCTTCATAAACGTATCGTTCGCGATAGTCTTCTGGAAGTCCTGAGTAGTCGTATACCTTATCAGTACCCGAAGCACGTCCCCATTCTCTCAATTTCAAGCATCGACTTCCTAACTTCTCATCATCTGTAAAGACTGCACCACCTTCACCCATTCCCATGATGTGTGCGGCATGAAATGAGGCACAAGAGATATCTGCGTCACGCTCTACAAACCTTCCACCATCAATTGTGGTCGAGAAACCGTCACAGTTATCAAGCACGATCTTTACCGTCGCACCCACTAATTCTCGTAGGCTTCTCAAATTCACAGGATTTGAAGCTATGTTTACTGCTATTACAGCAGAGATATCACTTCCAAGCTCCATTGCTTTTTTCACTTCTTCTAAATCAATAAGCAGGGTTTTTGGGTCAATATCTACAACATAAGGTACGCATCCAACCTGTAAAACAGCATTGAAAGCTGTTGGGAAATTAAGAGCGGGTACAATCACCTTAGAGCCTTTTGGTAGATGTAGTGCGGTAAGAGCCACCAGTAGCGCGGACGAACCTGAATTAACCACTACGGCTCGTGCAATGTGAACAAACTTAGCAAGCTCTGACTCAAGTTCTACGCTTTTAGGTCCGACAGTCCAGCGTTTGTTACCTGACTGCTTTATAGCGTTCGCAACCTCATCAACTTCTGCATCAGTTACAATCATCCCCCCATACTCGATACGATCAATTTTTGGGTGAAACATAGATTTCTTTCTCCTGTTTAACTACTGATAATAGTGTCTTTTTTTTTACCCATTCCCAGGTCTTTACTAAACCTTCTTCAAGTGGAGTTTCGGCATAGTTTAAAATCTCATCCTGCAAAGCGTGTTCTGCGAGGAACATTGAGATCTCTTGAGGTCGTGCGGGTTTGTATTCAATTTGTCCCTGTAGTCCGGTGATCTTTTGCAGTAAGTCTGAGAGTTCTTTTATCGAGATAGCATTCCTAGAGCCAATATTTAGGGTGATATTTGATAAGTTTAAGCATTGCTTTAACACACTTACTACATCATCGACATAGGAAAATTGACGCTTCATCTCTCCATTCCCATACAAGAAGTATGGTTGGCCTTCGATGAGCTTACGCATGAATAACGCGACGACATTCTTTGAGAGGTCGGACATGTTCTGTCCTGGTCCGTAGACGTTGTGAGGTCGGACAATGACATACTCAAATCCATATACTTTAGCCATTATTTTAAGGATTTGTTCACATGCCAACTTATTTACTCCATACACGTCTTTGGGAATAGTAGGACCATCTTCTCTATATGGTACGGTGGCTTCTCCATATACAGCCACACTTGAGGTGTAGATAAACTTCTTCACTCCTGCATTGATAGATGCTTTTAAGACATTGACGAAAATTCCTAGATTCCGTTCTGTCATGTCTATTGGTGAGTGCTGTCCGACGGCTTCCGACGCATTGGCGGAGAGCATAAAAACTACGTCTGGTTTTATCTCCTGAAAGTCTAGTTCTACCTGACCTTTATTTCGTAGATCGTGTCCACTTGCTCGAGACATTCCCACTATTTCATGGTTAGCCAAAGCGTTTGTGAGGTTACTGCCGATGAGTCCGGTGTGTCCGCAGATTACTATTTTCATAGATCTCCCCAGCTAGATACAATTTTCGTGGTATTGGCTCGCATCCACTCGACACATTTATCATCTGGGATTTCATCTGGGATCGTGTATTGAAGATCGATAGTGTCGTCAACTTCTTTTGTTCTACTCCATGGCAATTTCCCGAGCTGTAGTTGTCTTTCCATCCAGATATATCGAGGATCATTTAACCTTCGGTGTCTGTTTACACTCTTTCCGTTCTCATCTTTCCCGAGAGTTTCCATGTGATCAATACAGACACAGTGATTCCATTCATCAATCCAGACCTTGTATCCGAAGTGTTTGGCTCTATAGATAATTTCTGTATTATCAAATCCTAGCGATTCGTCAAAGAACTCATAATACCCACCCAGTACCCGAAGTGTTGAGGTTGGCACTGCTCCGAAGTTCTGCTCAAAGTCTGAGATCTGGGTAGCTTCTCGTAGTCCTTGGTTCTGGACTCTGACATTCGTACGCATGAAGTCGCCGATAATATCTGTTTCACCGTTAAACCAATCTTCTTTATTCTTTATATCTGGTTTTATTTTCGGTTTGTAATACGAGTCCACAGGTGCGATAAAGTCACCTGGATGACGGCTAGACTCGCGTACCAATTCCTCGATGGCTGTAGGTTGGATGAGAATGAAGTCTTGGAGGAAGACGAATAATTCGCCTTTTGCCTCCTGTAACGCTGTATTGTTGGCGTTGACGAGGCTGTATGTCCTTTTCTTGTGGTCTTTTCCTTTAAGGTATTTGATTTCAAGGTTGTATTTTTTGGCATATTTTTCAGCAATCTTTGATCGATCCTCCTTATGGTCGTCTACAATAATCCATTCAAAGTTTTTATACGTCTGTTTACTCAAGTTATCCGCCATGATATTAAACCAGCCTTCCCTCACAGTTGGACTGAAAACGGTAACTTTTGTATCGTAGGTTGGAGGGGTGAAGTCCCACATCTTCGCTATGGTTTCCCAGGAGTAATCTTGTGCAAACTTCTTGCACTGCTTGCTCATTTCTTCCCATCGGTGCTTATCTCCCATTAAATCTAGCAGTTGTTTGGTGTATTCTGCTAACACTTCAGGGGTATTGATCTCACCTTGTACCAATATTCCCTTCTTGGCTGTTTCAACTAGCGCACCTTTTGCCATCGTTACGGGTACGAGACCGTCTTTTTGAGCTTCTAAAGCTCCAATCATTGAAATTTCTGTGAAATATGTTGGGTATGCAAGAATGCCACACTTCTCACGTTCCTTTTGCATCTCTTCTTTACCTATCCTTCCCAAGTGAGTAATTCCTTCTTGAGTGAGTAGACTACTGACTAATTGCTTCCACTGCTGTCGTTCTGGGTTTCCTGCTGTGATCTTGTCGAACAAATCCCACCCGTACGCTACAGACAAAGTAGCGTCTGGGAACTTCTTTTTAATATCAGGCCAGATATAAAGAAGTACGTCTAGTCCTCGATCGTAGCTGGATTGCCACCACAATTTATGATTCTTCATAGTGATTTAATAAACTCTTTGATAATCAAATACTGAGAGCGTAAAACCCACATGGTTTTATGTGTCTTAAGCCATTCCTGATTCTGTTCTCGAGCACACGACTTGCACTTCCCATGCAATCCAGTCTTACGGTGTGGGTCTTTGTTAAACTCGGATTCTGATTTATCAACTTTACATTTCTGGCAGATCATTTCTTCTCCTTAAAAACAAGCTTTCTCATGTCCTCGAGGTGGTAAGCAGTCGCCATTAACTCTGCGTCTACTTTCTCTTTTTCAATTGGAGGAGTTGTTTCTGAAATTGAATCCACTATGTCTTGCCAAACCTGTCTCGGCAACTTCAATAGGGGAAAATCTGGATTAAAACCTTCTTTCATTTCCTCCCAAACGATAACCCCTTCTTTAACAATTCCGTTATAGGTTTTATCTAGTTCATGTTTCACTAGCCAGATTTCCTTATAATCTCCCCAACCCTGATTGACGTATGCTTTTATTGATTGATTCATATTCGAATTCCATTACTCACGACTTTCATCTTCTCTATAGGTGCTAGGCTCTTGTGGTATTCACTCTTTACCATGTATTGATCCACGGCAGACTCAGTAGTAAGAAGTTGCTTAGCTTCAAAGAGGTCATGCAAATCAACAATGTATTTTTTGCACTTAATGACCTTCGCAGCCCCTGCGTCTCGCCATTGAATGAAGATGTTGAAATAGTCCTTGCGATTGAAGAAATACCAAGGTAAATACGTTACTCCGTCTATCTCGCAGCTCTTCTCTGGATCACCATAGACAATGACCTTATACCCTAATTTCGTCCATTCTTTTGATAACTCGATAACAGCCGTTTCACTTCCTCCAATGCCTTTTTTAAGGCTGTTACCGTCCCACTTCTCAAGATGTGCTTGGTTAAAATTAGCGAAGTAACAGATTGTATTTGGTCCCCAGATCTTTGGTTGAGCGTATTTCTGTCTCCACTTAATCGCGAAAGGTTGGGCAATGATCCCATTCGGTAAGGATTCGAGTGTGCCCATGATTGCAGGGGTATCGCCTATACTCTCGAGGTACTTGCACAGCTTATCCACCCGCTCACAAGCTTCATCTAGATCTACGATGTCGCTTAAAATGTTGTATTGCTCTTCATTCTCTGGGAAAGGTTGCTCTTTCAGGAGTATCTCAGCAGCAGCTAGAGCACCTTTGTAGTCTTTCTCGTAGTTGTATTTCAGCTTGAGAATCACCTGAGCAGATAAGATTTTCATCTCTTGAATATGCGTTACCCCTGATGTTCGAGAATCGAGAGGTAAATTTACTCCAAGTTCTAGCCAGTGTTTCGCTTCATTTGGTTTATCTACCAAAATGTATCCCATCGCCAGTCGGATATAGAGAAGTGGATAAAAAGGATACTGTTCAATCGCTTTATGCAAGAAATGAAGCATTTGGACATTATTTCCAAGTTTGGAGTAACACTGAGCCATGATGTCACAACAAGTAGCCCGTTCTTCATCCCAGCCACTCTTCTGCAAATACTCTTCACCCATGGTGATACATTTCTTCAATAGCGTAGGATCATCAATTTCGGCGTAAATCTTCATTAAGTAGAGAAGTGTACGAGGATCTGCATTCCCTGCTTTCTTCTCTTCCTCAAGTTGCATCTCTAAAATTCGCTTGTTTCGGTTCATCGTTTCCAACGCAACATCGTTTGTCTTCAAGTGAAGAACAGCAATTGGAATATCTTTATATGAAACTTTTGTGTAGTGATCTTTCACCCCGTCATAGGGTATTGGAGTTTCGTGTAACCGTCCTACCCACTTATGTGTAGAGGGTCGGAGTAGTCTTTCTCTTCGTTGAGTAATGTCTGCCTTTACGAATGTCTCTTTAGAGGGTTCACCATTGAAAGTACAGCCGTACCAATAATCCAAAAAGATTACATCTTGATGCGTATCTAGTCCAATCTTGGCAATATCTCGCAAATTTTCCCCACCGATTAAAATGTCATCTGAATCAATCCACGTATAGTAGTCACAATCAGCTGGTAATTTACTTACGAGGAAGTTTCTCTGTTCTGCGAAGTCATCTTTCCATTCTAAATAGTAGAAGTTACCAGATACAGACTTCACATACGCCTCAATTTCGGCTGTTTTCTTTCCGTTGGCTACAACATATAGTCCATCAATGTATGGTTTGAGGGATTCAACAGCACCTTTGAAGGTTTTGAGTTCGGAATCGTCTTTAATGATGAGTGTGCCGTATATTTTCATAGGATTCTAAATTTTGTAATTAGTCGTCTTGAAAAACGGGATTCTTCGTAAGAGTTCACGGGTAAAGTTTTTATCTTGTAACTTTACATTGGGTAAAAATGCTTTCATTAAGTGCATAAATCTCATTGGATAGGAGAGAGGAGAATACCCTCCGGCTTTGATTGCTTGTTGGACCGGACGTTCGACAGTCAATTCATACTCAACAGCCAGACACCAATCACTAAATTCTTGTGGATAGCCAATTTGCCACACTCTGACTATCTGTTCTACAAACTTCCAGCTCGCTTCGTTCATGTCTGAAACAGTAATATCTTCAGGGATTCCCAATCTCTCTTGAAGTCGAAAGAGAAACTCAGTCAACATCGCACCTTCTTCTGTGGCGACGTCATACCCCGTTTCATCGAGTAACTTGTCCATGGTTTACTTGTAGATCACATTATTTTAGGTTTGCAAGACCCTAGATCCCAAAATCCCCGCTGGTTTAGGGCGGGGATAAAGGCGAATTGAAGTTGTACTATGAAATTTGGTTTACTTTTGAGAACTGAATATTCCTTCTTTCTAGTTCTTTAATCCAATTACAGTTTTTACATAGTATTTGAAATCCGTCTGGATAGTTTTGTTCTACAACCCACCAAACGATGTTTAGTTGTCCAATCTCTTTTCGATGAGTTGCACCATTGTCATTTATATGATCTATATCAAGAACTCTTAAATCTTTGCAACCACAGTGCTTACATGCCATCTCTCCATTTGTATAATGTTCAATTATTTTAATCCTGTTCTCGTGATACTTATTTGATGTTTTTAGGGCTTTATAGGCATTAAATCCGCTAGATTTTTGCCAATTCTTACGGTATGAAGACCAATCCACGTTAACAGTCGCTGTGTCATTTGTAATTCGACCCTTATTAGTACCATCCTTAATTCTTTGTTTGTAAATTAGATCCAACATTCTTTTCCGTTCCATAAATACAGGATCTTTCTTTCTCTTTTCCCAGAGCTTCTTATAGCTACCATTTTTTATAGCATTCATTTTTTTGTAATGTCTCCTACAGAGTTTTTTAGCGTAAATAGGTAGTTCACAATACAAACATTTTTCTTTCATCAGTCTATTGTAACCTGTACGCGTATAAAAGAAAAGACCCCCATTTCTGAGGGTCTAATCTAACTATACATCTACTATGATCAAAGCGTAGTACTATATCCTGTTCGGCGAACCGAAGCAGTCTGGGCTTGTGAAACGACAGTAAACTGTGCTTCGTACATACCCTTTTTCGCGTGACCTGTGGTCGCAAGATCCATCCAGTGTGGCTCTCCATTCACTGCAAGGAATGCTTGTGCATAGGTATCTTCTCGGAGTCCGAGGACCGTCAAAGTACCAGCAGCAGCGTGGATATCCTTGTGTGGGATGATCATGATCTGTTGTCCGACATCTGAGTCATACACTTGCACCTCACGAACTAGATGCTTACTTGAAGCGTCGATGTTTCGTGTGTTGGTTGTAAATGTTCCGATACGTCGCTTAATCACGATAGGACACAAAAGAATGTCCATAACATATTGTGATCCGACAGCAGTCCATGAATCCTGGATCATGTCGTTCAATTCAACTTCAGTGAAGGACGTACCAGAGGCACGACCCGTAACCAAAGTAGAAATACAGGCACTGATACCAGCCATAGAAGCGGCCACACCTGAAAGACCTGCGGAGACTCCACCGTTAATGGTGAGCCATTCCATCTTCGCTTTGAGGCGTTGCAATGCTTCCCTCTTTTGGAAGGTCATTGTGTCTTCATGAGTCAGAGTGTCCAGACCCTGTTGAGTCGTAGTCACCTGGACCACTTCATCCACGATACCGATTCGGTTATTTGATCGACTCGGCGTGGTGAGATCCTGAATAACAGCGTCAGCACCTTCAACTACCATCGTGACTGAGGTAGGACGTGCGACGTTGAATACTGGCCACTCATGCAACGTGTTGGTTGCTGGAGCAGCTGTTTTTAAGTTTGTGGTCAAATAGTTATCAGTGTTAGGCGAGACATCTCTCAAGATAGAGAGGACTGATTCACGCTTATCATTGGAACTATATGACGATACACCTACTGGCATATATTTCCCTTATAGGAGCGAAAGATTTAAATTCCCGCGCGTCGCATTCGCTCTTCCATTGCTTCTGGATCTGTCATACTTCTTTTACGAAGATCTGGATCTACAGAACTCTTAGACGTACGGGCTACCGTATACCCTTGTGTCGCCTGCGCTCGCTGTACAAGAACCTCAGTATTCTTTGGTTCTGCTGTTCGGAAGTACTTACTCATCTTAGAGGCAGCTTTCACTGCATTTTGTTGTCCCGTTGTTACCATTTGATCGAGTAATTCTTTCTTTACAAGATCGTAGGCTTCTTCGTTGAACTTCTCATTCGATGGGTCTAACTCTGGATATTCCTGATAGAGTGCCTTTTTTTGGGTGTCTATTTCAAATCGGGCTACTCGTTCAGCTGTTTCCTGAGCTTTCCGTTCAGCTGCCTCGGCTCTCTTTCGGGCTTCTTCTACCTCAGAGAGTCTTTTATCGAGTTCACTGGCGTTAAACACACCATCCTCGCTTACCCACTGTCTTTGTTCCTGCACTTGAGGTGTTTGGACAGGTTGCACTTGTGGTACTACCTGGGGTGCTTGAGTCATGTATGCTTCAAGTAAACTTGGTCGAGGTGGCGTTTGAGCCTCCTTTTCCTTGAGCTGAGCTTTGAGCTTATCTATATAAGCCTTCGTTCTCTCTGGGTTCTTAGAATTTTCCAGAGCCTCTTGCTCTTCGTTTACTTCTGGAGATTCTGATACAGGCGTTGTATCAAGTACTTCCTCACTTTGCTCTTGTGGAGCTTGAGCCAATTGGGCGTCAGACATAACGTCCTTTCTCTCGGCTATACACTCTATGATTTATGTGCGGAGCGTCAGCACTGCCGATTAACCGAATACTAGGCAAAGTTAAAATAGGTATTCAACTAGCAAGCTTGTAAGCCATGGGACCGGACCATCCGGCTCCGCAGCTACACCTCACCTCTGTCGATGAAATAATCTGTAATTTGTCTTTAGAGTGGTCACACCTATGAAGTTCAAGAGTTACTTCTTCTGAATACCCATCAAGTTTCTTTGGGAGTGGAGATAGTTTTTCCTGGGGTTCCGATGACATAAGTCTCTTCCTTCTTTAAAACTTGCTGCGTCAGCTGAATGACTCTAGCTCCTGCCCCTTCAAGCGACTGGAGGAGTTCCTTGTACGCTTGGGCTACTCCCCATGCCTGGCAGTATGCCGCCTGCAACTCCTGGCTGGATTTGAATTGGCGCGGGTCCAGCCATTTGTTGTCCGTTCGTAGGATCGGTAGGAGGTACTCCTGGAAGTCCTGGCTGTTGTATATTCGCTCCAGTCCCTGCTGCTGCTTCAGTAACAAATCGATCTGGGTCCGTGATTCCAGATCTTTCGGAGATGGAGTCGAGGAGTTCTTTGACATTTACTTGGTATCCTTGTTGTACTAACATCTGAGTAACTTGAGGGTTAATCAGAGTCTGGAATAATTGATTCTGAGCCTTGAGCATGTCTTCATTCGCTCCAGCACTCATACTTTTTACATCTGCGATGTAGTTATACGTTCCTTCAAAGTCATCCGGTATTAAACTAATCTCAGCACTATCGCCCATCTTATTGATTCGCATCTTCGGGACGACATCATATTTCGCTGGGTTCTTTTCCTTTGGATTACGAATGACAGGATGTAATGGGACTAAAGCACTATCATGCAAGGTTTGCAATTCTTCAGGACTTACGCCACCTTCTCGCATATCTACAATGTCTTTAATAGTATTTAAAGCCTGATCTGGGACGATCATTTGATCTAATCCCGACTTCTGGAAGTAAGAAAACATGTCTTTCCCAACAATCTGTAAAATGTATTCGCTCATGTCTGGATCAGCAAACAAAAATTGTTGGTTGTTACTCTGCCACATCCGCATCATGTCTTGAATGGCATCTGCTAAGTAGTTTTGGTTATCCTGATCTCCGACGTTCTGTTGTTTGGCGACCTGTTTAATCTCTGTAGCGGTCTTATCATTGGCAAATGGGTCAACCTGACTCACTCCTTGTGAAAGTCCACCCGAGGCTTGTTGGAAGGCAGAGACTAGAGAAGTGTAGGTAGCCTGAAAATATCTCAATGCTTCACCTGTCCCAGCGTGTTCTTGGACTGCATCTAACCGACTCATGATCCACGTGGCTTCGGGTCCCCACTGAATAGTTTCCATTCGTACTTGACCCTCTAAGATCTTCAAAGGAGGTCGCATGTGGCTGTTCATGGTGTCCAAATACCCACAGATAAGAGCTTGGATAGCTCTCCAAATAGATAACCATGCTTCTACTTCTACCTCACCCCATGGATCATTGAGCAATGAGTAGTATCTATTCTGAACAATTGGAATACTTCGGTGTTTATATGGATTATCAAACTCTGCAATCGACATGTTGTATCGAGGGAAGAAGATGATCACTTTATCGGGTCGAAACTCTGTAATCTTTTCAAGTACGGGGAAGGCTCTATCTCTACCGAGTCGATCTTCAATCCCTTTAAGTTGTAGATTTCGTGCAATCCAGTTAGCATCTCGAGTATCTTGTACTCCATCAGCAACTTTCTTCTTCAATTCCTTTAGTCCTGGGTATTTTGGTATTCCTGGAACTGAGTTTTCACTCTCTAACTCTTCCATCGTCACAAACTCACGCATCTGAAACCATCTCGCATCGCGAATATGGGTGCAGTTAGGATCAATACCACAGTTATTTGGATCTAGAGGACGAAATCCATTACCATTGCGAAGTACTTTCTTATCTATTTCTTTGTATTCCCATGGAACGTACGCAAACTTAGAGCCAAACATGCGAGTATCAATATCCATCTCACCCCACTTGGAATTCATTGACCCACCTTCATTGGCTGTATCCCATTGATAATCTAAAACAGCATTAGAAAGTCTTGCTTTGAGTACATCTCCACCCTCTCGAGGGACTAATCTACCTCGTAACTTAGCGTTCGTTAGTCGTGCCTTCTTCTCTAAAAGAGTTGTACGAATACGGGGATCAGCTACACGTGATAGATACGGCCAGTTTTCAGGTAACTTATTGTTGTAGGCATCAATAACATCATTCCACCCATTTTCTCGAGTGCGACGAATCTCATTATCATCATTCCATTCGACGTAGTGTTGTTGACATTCGGTGAGGAGATCTTGTGACATTCTTTGTCTATACCTACTATTACGGGAGGTGTTCAATGCGTACGGTTATCCTCACCCTCTGGTAGTCATAATTTAGGGTTCTTGCTATACGGAAGCATCTCGCGCACACCTTCACATATTCTTGGGGGAAATACTCCAACATAAAGCCAGGTAATTCACGGGGTTGTTGTTGACTACAAGTCTGGCAGTACCAAATCTCTTGTGCGTTTGAATGAAGTAGTCCATACCTCTCACCTCCATGTTTTGAATGTGATCCGACTTTAATTCCTTTAAATGGATCGTCTGGTTTCGCTTTCTGATTAGGAATATAACCTCCTTAGCGTATTCCCCATTTCTTTGGGGTATAGGTTGATACATAATCATTTGATACGTGTGTATATGAACAGGAAAGATACCGAAGTGCAGCAGATAAATCTGAGTGTCCATCCTGGTCTAGGTTCTCGTCTAGGATTGGAATTGTCTGACCTGCACTTGTTTCTTTCCATGCTAAGAGTTCCATTTCTTTAATAAGTGGTGCATTCTCTGGGGTGTTTAAGATGAAGAACTTGGGAGCATTCGGTATTTCTTTGCCATTTACTCGTAAAGTGTGCCCTTGTATTGGCTTTAATCGTTGGTTTACAACTTCGATGGTATGTTCTACCCATCCTCTAACACCTTGTCCAATCTCTTTATTTGCACTTTGAATATTCAATCCATATTTCTGGAACTCCATCTCCCACTGTGCGCCTGATGGATCTCCCCAGATTGGAATGAACCCATACCCGAAGTCTTGGCTCAATACGCTCTTCGCGTGTTCTTCAATCGTTGCCATTCGGTTCTTGTAACAGCGTTCAACAAACCAGTTGTTCTCGTTATCTATTGCCACACGCAAGGAAGCAGTAGGATCATTTGACCCATAATCAAACCCTCTCGCTCGTTGCCATTCTCTTGGACAATCAAATGGTTCAATGACATGAACCTCTCTGTTGAAGATTTTGAATGCTAACCCGGTAGCCTTACGGAAGTCGGCCATGTATTCTTGAGCAAATGTGTCTTCTGAGAGTTCAATCTTGGCCTGATCTATTTCTTGCTTTGGAATGTAGGGGTTGTCGTATGAAGTAAATCTCCAACTCTTATATTCACTTTCTACTTGACCGAGCTGGTAAATATCATAGAAATGGTTGTAACCTTTTGGCGTACTTATGAAGAGACAAGGTGCAGCGTAGTCTGTTAGAGTCGGTCGGAGTACTTCAGACCATAACCAATCCCAGTTCCGTATAGAGGCGATTTCATCAATAATGAGCCCTAAAAGCTTCACTCCACGCAACGCATCTGGATTTTCAGCTCCCTTAAGCTCTAAAACGACGTTATTTTTCAGTGTGATAGATAGATCTACCTCATTCGTCTTGACTATCCAGCTCTTAGGAATGATTGATTTTAATCCTCTCCAGTGAATCTGTTTGCTTTGTTTATAGGTTGGGGACACGATCCAAATAAGTCCTGGACGCTTGGAATCAATCGCCCACTTCAACGCAATGATCTGCGCTAGAGTTGATTTACCGAAACGTCTACCCGCGTTTAGCACTCTGAATCGGTGAGTATCTAAAGCTACTTCTTTTTGTTTGTCGTGCAGTTTTACTACCATAACTCTACTGCGCTTGAGAGAGTCGCAGCAGAATCATGCTCTCAAGTAAACTACACATTTTCGCCACAGATAAAACATTCTCCTCTTTTTGCTCCATGCTCACATTCGTCGTTCATGAGTTCATCAATAATATAATTCAATCCATTTACAAGTAATTCTTTTCGAGCTTCATCCCACTGTGTCACCGCGACACCTCTGGAATAAGAAATTGGATCTTTATCTTTCTCGTCCCTAAATACCTGAATAGTCATTCTTCCATTAAGTTGTGTTAGATTCAGTTGATACTGTTTCATATCTATCATTATTTCTCATCAAAATATTTAATTGGTTCTAGTCTTTCACACTTAAGAATATGATTAAGATTGTCTTTAACTTGATCTAGGGTCACATAATCCTTACCTTGAAATTGTTGTTTTCTAAGTACCGCACATAGCGATAAATCATCCATTATTTGAAATAGATAATAATTAAACTGTTTTTTTGTCATGAATGTCCTCCTAAAAGTAATTTGTAAGTTCTTCCAAAAACCCATTTTATTTAGCTCCACTTCTCCCCATGCAACTGTAGGGATAGTCATTTTTCCATACCTATTAAAAACCTCTTGAAATATGTCTTTATTCATACATCTCCTACTCGAAGCTAATACTCATATCATCACCTTGGGCAACTATCCCTACGGTTGGTTTATCTTGTAATCGTCCCATTCTCTTTTGCATACTTTCCCAGTACCTGTGGTCTCGTTTTGCATTCTTCATGCCAATCTGGTCTAATCTCCAACCCTGGCCTAGTAATTTACGGTTCCATTCTGCTTCCCACCATTCTAAAAAACCTGGTTTATCCAACCAATCGTACCAAGCAGATCGATCCATCCCACAAGCAGTAGCTATCTCACTAATATTATCTGTATCAGATTGGATCGCCGCATCAAGCCAAACTTTCATGCCTGGCGTAGCTTTGAAAGCTATCTCGCTTGTTGGCTTTTCCTGCAACTCAGTTGCGTTATTCTTCATAAATAGGATTGTATAAATTGTAATAAAATCATTAACACGTATTTTCTACGGTATTTTCTTCGGAATCTTCGAAGCACTCTAAATATATTCTCAGTATCAATGTCGATTTGATCTTCATTCATTTTTCCTCCGGTATTTTAACTTCCCATTCTTTTATATCTTCTGGATCTAGGGCTAATAATATAGCTGCTTGAGGTCTTTCATATTCACCTAGACTTAATTTAATTACTACTCCATTATCTGAGGTTGTTTGAATTGATATTTTATCTGGATGTAATTTCATAATATCGAAAGGATAACGGATACAACTAACAGAAATATTCCACACAATCCTAAGAATAGTTTTATCTGAAAATCATCACTTTCTTGTTCTAACTCGACTTTAGACATTGGGAATTTCATTTCTCCTCCTCTTGGGATTCATCGAGATACGTTTTAATTGCTGTTACCTCAAGAGTAAGCAGTTGATATGAGTCAAGATACTCAACCTGAATTGGTAGTGGATTTATTTTGATCATTATTTCCCTTATTCTCTCGCTTGGTTTCTGTGTTGGCATAGTTTTATTCAAAAATACTATTTAGATTGATTTCACCGTCATAACCAATTATTCCATCACCATGGTCACAGAAATAGTCACAATTATTTTCTCCATTATATTTTAGACGTGATTTAAGTTTTTCTTTTAACTCTGATTTGATCTTCTGCTCGTGAGAGAGAAGGAGGTCGGATATAAAAGCAACAGTATCGTCAAAGGTAAGTGCGCATCCAGGAAGCCTAACTTCATTCTTCATCCAGTAGTCGCTAAAAGATTCCTTCCAGTCTTCTGGGGGAGAAGAAACGCGTTTTATTGAATTGTCGTATTTTTGATGATTCATATTTCCACAAAGGCTACACATATTGTTTATTCCTCTTTAGGTTGGTCTAGAGAATTAAGGTATATAAGTATCTCTGACATTGCCCCATTTCTTCCGTGAACAAAGGATCTTTGATTGTCATCACCATGTGGTTTAGTCCCCAACTTTCTAACTTTGGTTCTTAATCGTTCCCGTTCCTGCTGGAGGGCTTGGGATACTAAATTATTGATTGATTTCTCAATTGACTCTAAAAACATTGATGGAAAAGTATCTGGGGCATGTTTATCTATCTCCAATACTATTTCTGTTGCCGACATCATTTTGTCTGTACTCATAGGCTTGTTTCCTTTCACATTTTCTCAGTTATTGTTTCTCTACATCGAGCGCACTTAAACGTGTCAATAGTAACTCCGAGCCTACTTCCTAGATCTAAATACCGCGCTACAGAATCATGATTGAGATCATAGCAACTACCTACTGGAAATACTGGTAAACCTTCAGCACCAGATACGTTGTATCCCTTAAAGTGACCAAACAATAAGCACAAAATCTTCTTCATATTCAATCCTTTTTATTGCCCTAGTCTTCTTTTTTAATAGACGAGGTACTATTATTCTCAGTGTTCAACCATTCTAATAACTCATTTAAGTCTCGAGTGGTATTTAGCACTTTTCTAATTACAAATTCCCAGTTAAAAATACGTAGTTTGATTAGATCAGTGGTTATCGTGGATTCATATTTTGTTTTTCCTGTCATATACTCATTCCTTTGTATCTGTAGGGGTAATATCTTCAAGTGTCCAAATTATAGATGCCGTAGAGCCCCAAATTGCCAATATTATGTTGTGCGTAATTAACGCTACGGAAAATACAACTATCATTGATATCCACCTTAAGTGATTCATATTGTTCTTCATATCACTCCTCCTTTAGAGCTTCAAAAGCTCCTTGTAATATATTCCATTCTTCTTTAGTCATAATGGTTACTACACATTCTACTCCAGGCTCTAGGAGAGAGATTTGACTGACACATTCTCGAGATTCATTGTCATCTCGTAGGCCTACTTGGAACCGTTCAGCGTTGTCTGCGGTTCTTGTAAGGGATTTGATAGTTTCAGGTTGACAGGTGATCATATATTCTTTCTCATCTTTCTCTCGTAGGCTAGTCGGCGTTCATACTTACACTCAACACAAAACTCACCTCGTAATATTTTATTTCCGCATGGACAGTATTTCTGAACTACTTTCTCAATCTTTTTAGGAAGGAGATTCTTATACGTTACTGTTGGATAGCTGTACATGTTTCCTCCATTCCATAAATGCTTGTAATTCCCTAGTTGAGTAAGTTGAGGTATTTAGTCTGTGTTTGAGTCTCAAAAGATCTATGTTTCCCATTCGTGTCATTGGTTCGCCTATTTCATGCCAGACATGGTTTATATATTCCTCAATTTCCTCTGGTTTAATGATTTCAGTAGTCATGCTGCCTCCTGAGCGAATGATTCGTAGACTAATGGGTTAGAAATCATCTCGTTATATTTCTCTTCAAGCTCTACTCTAGTCATTTTTGGTTTTGCAAAGGCCCTGCGTTTCATCTTCATGAGGAATCCTTCTCCAAACATATCTTCTATTAAGAATTCCCATTCAACGGGTCGATCGGTATAGTACTTATGGCACCCAGAACACAAACACAAGCAATTGTCAGCATCCCATCGGGTTGCGTGATAGCTTCGGGATACCACGTGGGCCCATTGTAAGACGTAATTTAGGCTTTGAAACTTACAGTGAGGATTCTCGCACTTCCCCCTTGATCGACACACATTTCTGGCTATGTTATCCATTTTATCTATCCAGTATTTTTGGGTTTTTTGTTTATTCTTTTGTTTCGTAGCCTTTTTACGAGCCATGCGATTCTTATGCTTCTCGGCCTTTGTCAGTTTCTTTGGTTTTAATATTAAGTATGGGTTTGAGTATTCTTCTTCGATCATATTATTTTTTGTGGGTATGCTTATAATTTTTCTTGTAATCAAAAGGGACTAAGTCTTCATGACACTCTTCACACTTATCAGCTTCATCAATCATTTCTTTCATGGCCATGATGAAGATAAAAGCTATCCCTAAAATAAAACCAATGAGAAGTAAGATCATAAAAATGCGTCCTCCGCTTGTTTAGATTCGATTAACTCTTTAATCCGTTCATATCTTTGCTTCTGAAAGGCGTAATTTGGGCTTCTCTCTTCCTCTGCCTTATTCGACTGCCTCTCAATCCATCCTTGTGCTACCTCAAGTCTATCGGTCAATTGCTCCAAGGTTAGCGATTCAAGATCCGACATATTCCTATACGATGACTTGCCGAATAATCGCTCACACGTTGCTTTGTATTTCTGGTATCCGCCTGTACTTTCTATTTTCATACTCCCCCTTAGTATCAAACTACGGTCTTTCTCCAAACGCCTCATAAATATTCGATGCACCTTTTTCTTTAGTAAACTTCCAATGTTCTTTTGTATGACATGATGCACAAAGAGTTAGTAAGTTATCGTCATTATTATTTGAATGGATATGGTGTTGCTCTCCACCACTCAAATCAATATGGTGTACACATAGGTTTGTATCGGAGAAGCATTTTTGACACTTCCAATGATCTCTCTCTTTAATTCTTATCTGGATTTTTCGCCAACTTCGATTATTCATATCTATCTATATCTTTCTAACTAGCTTCCCCTTAAACCCCTCGGGATCTCCGCTCACCCATTGCCTCCCGATCTTCTCCCCTGATGTGTTGGTTCCCTCGTTTGTAATTAAGCTACAAACAACTAGGTTCAACATCAGTACGAGTGAGTCGTTTAGTCAACTATTCTTGTGTCTTTCCTTTTAATCGGCGAACCTTTTCAGGTAAGAGTGGGTAGAATAGAACCCTGCCTCCCTGAGACTTTCGTCTCTAGCTCCCCTCACATTGCGAGTAAGGGGAAATAGAGCCGCGCAATGTTTTTTCTCGCTCGATTTCGTTTTTGGAATTGCTTCCATTTATTTAGCCTCGCACCACCGGGTTAGCGAGTAGAGAGTTGGTCTCTGAAGTGCTGGCGAATATCGGTTGGCACTTCACAAATCACTCAATCTTTAATTTTTCTCCACACCGTGGACACTTACGTAGCCACACCCATCTACCCCAGCTAATTCCTCTAAAATCGATTTCAGATGTTATAAACTCTCTTCGTTTATGACCAAAAATGAGACAGATTATATTCATATGCTTCTTCCCTAGGGTAAAAAGATACAAAACTAACTATTTATTGAAACTCTGAACCAGCTTTTCCGTAAATATTCCCACGATGTAGCCAATCAAACATGAAACTAATACAATTATCATTGCTGTTGCTTCAGTACATCCCATATCCCCCTCCATTTCCTTTTATATTTAATGAGTAATTAGACTTATTCCCCATAAAAATAAAAATATGAGAATTCCAAACGCAACAATTTGTTGAGCAACTTGGTCAAATTGCTTGTTTGATAAAATGTTCATATTTCCTCCTCTAATTGAGATAGCCTCTGACGTAACTGAGAGCGTAGGGTATTTCTGTGTTTGACTCCAATATTTCTAAAATCCTTTTCCATCTCATCGTCCGCAAATGTTTCAAAATCCTCATCTTGCATCTCAGGGAGAGATAAAATGAGAGATAAGAGATGGGCTTTTTCTAACTCTCGACCTTCTCTTAATCCAATGTGATACGCTTCTTCTCTGTCTGTTTTCATATCTTTTTGATCTTGTCTTGGTAGTCGGTAAGAGCTTGGTTGAAACTTTCTTCCTCATCTGAAAGAAATGACTCAAATTCGTTCTCATCACCTATCTCAATCTTCCGACCTCCAAATGCACGGAAATCAGCTCCTATGGTTGCTTTACCTTTGTATTTATAGGTTTTCTTTTTCAAACTATCTCCAGCCTCTAGGATGAGATGCTTTTGTTCGGCCAATACGATCTTGTTGCAGTCATTTATCTCTTTCAAAATAAGATCTCGTTTTGTAAAGTTATCTGCGTTAGTATTTAAAATTTCTGTGATTCTGTCTTCGGTCATACGTTCCTCCAAGCTAACCCGTGTCTTATCTGAGTGATAACATTTATATTTACGTCATATGATTTTGCTATAGATGCAAACATCTCTTTCTTCTTAATTCTTTCTCTAATATCTCTGACTTTTTCTGGATCTAACTTTGCACGTCCATGTCGAGTACCAGTAGCTTTCAGCCCATGTAGAACCGCATGAGCCTCGTTTTCCTTCTGTGTACACCATTCCAAGTTATCCGCCCTATTGTTTGCCTTATTCCCGTCTAGATGATTTACAACGAGTTCTTCTTTGTATCCCTCTACGAACGCTCTTGCGACGACTCTATGTAACCTCATCGTCTTTCCCCTCCCTGGTGAAGAAAGATGCACGTGACTGTATCCAAAATTTATTCCAGGAGTTAAAACCTTCTTTGTTTTTATGTTTCTTACAAAGCCAAAGTTGCTCACCTCGTATTTATCTTCAAATTCGTTTACAGGTTTCCAAATTTCATTCATATATAGTAGGTTAGATTGATACACTAGGATTCCATTTCATTGCCGTACATCAGGGTTTCTTGTAGTCGTACTATTGTTCTTCGAGGCTCAATACTTCTTGGGTACGTAGCTCTTACCTCCAAGCTCTTCGGCTGTGTTACAGAATGAGCATGGTTGAACCATAGCGCCCTGCCAAAACTCACCGCCCTCGTTATCACACATAGGACAATTACGGTTCGGGTTCTTGTAGCATTTATCCTCGTGTTCAGCACAAGCGCTCTTGATTCGATAATTTCGGCTACAGTAATCGCATTTGTATTTGTGTATCGTTATGGTTTTTATTCCTAAATCTTGCATAAAGCCCTTTCTATGTAGTCTTCTCAACTAAGGAACTCATGGAGGAGCGTCTGCTGTTTCCGCCATCTCCCGTATTGGTCGAGAGAGTAGGATTTGCACCTACAGTTGGAGTTATTCCCGGATATTACCTCCGCCTCCCCATCAATCCCCTAGTCTTCTCAGCTAAGCAACTCAGCGGAGAGTACGTTCGGGATGCACCCCCACTTCGCTCTCCTACGGGGTCAAGAGCCTTTGACTTATTCCCCATACTCTCCTCTCAATTCCCTAGTCTTCTCCCAATACATTATTGCCCTATATATACGTTCTAATTGGTACCGTTATTGTTCAATAAGTCTTCTGATTTCTTCTAGTTTCGCATAGACAATTCTATAACCAGATCCAATGGTTTCCCCGTCCTCATTAAAAAGTCCTTTGTGAAACTCTACCAATCCCATCTCTCGTAATCCCTTAAATTCTTTAGAAAGTGTTTTTTTATCTAGCTTTAAGTCGGACCAGAAAGCAAAAGTGTAGCAGTACTCTGTGTTTGCCTCTTCCATGAAGTACCGCAATATGTTTTTTTGATTTTCAGTCATAATTTACTTTCTTTCTTGTCTTCTCAGGTGCCCTCGCTACGTTCGGGAGAACTCAAGTGCAGCCTGGTATTCAAATTAACGCAGGTCTTCTTCTCCCCATAGCTAGGGCACCTCAAAAGACTAATGGGGAAAGGTGTCTAGCCACCAATGGATAGGCTCACTAGACCTATCATCATCTTTTCCCCCATTAACCTTCTTAGTCATTCCCCCTTAAAGACTCATGTCTCCCCCTGGGCTACTTTCGTAGGAATTCTCCCAGGAAGGGAAATCAATCTTCAATCGTTTGCATTTCTATTCTCTTCATCTTCTTCGTCTCGATCAGAAATCGTATCCTCAAAGTTACTTCGGTCTAGGTCTTGTCTTGCTTCGTCAAACATATTAAATCTCCTCTAAATATTCTCTAATCTGATTCTTTGCTTTCTCTCGGTTATCTCCGTCCTGAATTGCGTCACATAATAGGTCATCAGTCATCATTGGGTTATCTTGTGCAATCAATTCTTCGATCATTTCTTCTAATTGTTTTTTCATATACACGTTCCTCGGGGTTTTTGAGGCCCCGAGGTTCCAAGGTAAGCGGTTATTTAAGTGGTGGTAAGTATCCTTTTCCAAAGCACTTACCTTCTGTTCCATCGTGGAACCAATACGGTTGATTCGTTTTTTTACTGACTCCCTGAGTCATTACGACTCCATGAATCGGGCAGGTAGATGTTAAATCATCTGGCTCTGGTCGTGGGTCAAAGTCTCTGATACTTTCCTCAATGTCTTGGTCCTCAACATAGGTTGATTTCTTCATCTCGTCGGCGGTTGCTATACCTTCGACGACTCCATATCCCGCGAATCCCAATGCCCTGCCTACCGCTGAAGTTTCGGCGACCTCATACGGGCTCATCTTTTCAATAGACTTCGTAGGATTCGCAGCACTTATTCCTGTGAACTTCCCCTTAGTGGTTGTTACAATTGCTTTCACCACTACTGGACTCTGATAGAGAACTTCAGTATCAAGGCTAATAAAATCTTTACCTGCCTCAGTTATTCTTTCCGCTACGGTTACATATTGTTTTCCGTGAATTTCAATCGGCATATCTAAATCCTTTTATTGATAAAATCTGCAATAATCCATCGCTTACTCTGTATTCCCATCCACTTCTCATCAAAACCGAGGATGGTCCAGCCTTTCTTTCTCAGTTCGTTCTTTCGAGCTGCCGCCCTACTACCGGCATATCTCATCGCCTCGATGCTGTTTACGCCCTTGTCTGCTCTACGGATCAAAACTTTTAATAGACGTTGTTCGTTTGTTTCGCGTTCCATATTAAAGCCCCAACTTTCTCTGGCAGATTCTCCAGCCTGACCAGTCTTTTCCACCATTGCTCAACCTATATGCCTGCTCCATATTGAAATTGGATTCTTTTAGAGCGGTTCTAAATTCATCCGCAGACATTCCATTTGCCCGTGCGCGATTCCAGATGGAACCATTCTTTTCTTTTCCACCCGTACGAATTTGGAACATCCCCAGAGAGTCGCCCACCATCTCATCGTGTATTGAGTCATAAACCATAAGTGACTTATCACCATGAGCTTCGTCACGCATCCCTGACTCGCACTTAGAAATTGCGACTGCTTTGTCTCCGTTACCCTGGAATCTCATTCGGATACGGTCTTCAATACTTGGTGAGGCAGAAGCCGTTGGAGTCTCTATTTCCTTGGCCTTAGCCTGCCCCACCAATGAAGTCTCTGGATCGGGTTGTCGAAACATATAGGTTGGATACAAGGTATCCATAAGCTCACTATGCTGACGATGTTGATCGAGTAAACTCATACACGTTATCGAAAGAACTAATCCGGCTATTATTTTTAAGTTCTTTAACTTCGAGGCGTACTGTCCATTTCGGCGACGACGTTGTTTAGTCCAAGATGATGGAAGTGTTTTTAAAGACATACAGCCTTTCCGTCTTTGTAGACTTTTCCAAGGAATAGGGACGTTTTATCCGCCCAAGTCATCTCGAAAAGTAACTGCTCAAGGCTCATCGTTACGTCTCCTATTGCATCCATCTGCTTCCAAATCGTTGATCGTTCTACTGAGAGTCTGGTTGTCTCTCGAATACAATGCTCAAGAGTAATTAGACCTTGATTGTACCAATCACCCCAAATCTTGACTTCCTGCTCGATTTGAGCTAGTCTGTTGTTGCATTCCATAAAAAGATCCTTTCTTTTTTACCCCTCGTTGACGCGAGGGTTTTTTTATACTTAGCGAACCTTAGCCTGTTCACGCCTCACAACTTTTCTCACCAATTCTTTTGTTACTGTTTCCTCTGGATTGTTTTTCACTTCCAAGTTATGCAGCTGAGCAATTGCTTGAAATGAGATCCCTTTCCCATCCGCATACTGCGTTACAAATTTTCTGTTTCTGTCTGTCTTTGCTACTGATCCAACGCCCATATTGACCCCTTTTGATATACTTCAATCCTATTTTTGACATAAAAAAAGACCGCTAGTCTTTTAAACTAACGGCCTTAATAGGAGGCGAATTCTTCAGCTTCGTGGGTGTGGGCGGTAGAGGCCCCGAACCTGTGAAACAATTTTGAAGAACTTTTCGTTAGTTCATGATTAATAATAAGGAAAGAGAACCCCATTGTCAACAGGCAAAATATACTGTATTCTCCAGGCTTAGCGGGCTTTCTTACCAAACTCTTACACAGGAGAATGTGAGAGTGGGGGGCTCGCTATGATGAGCCTAGACTCGTTTGAGCTTTACCTGGAACGGGGTGGACGCAAGAGGGTCACAATTGTCACTCATCTAAGTAATATAAAGAGGTTGCTTTTCGTGTGAATAGAGATGCTTCATATATTGGAAAAGTAGAGCGAGGTATTCATTCTCCACCAGCGGACTTTATTTACATACTTGCTCGAGCACTTGACATAGATGCAGAAGAATTAATCAAGTGATATACTTA